ATCAGAGATAGAAAGGCTAGACCTACAAGGGTTCACTGTTCAGAATAACGCTATATACCATGAGTCAGGTGGATGCATAAAATACAAAGGCCTGGCAAGAAATCCAGAATCAGTTAAGTCTATGCACGGGTTCAAGGTGTTCTGGGTAGAAGAAGCATCTACTCTTTCAAAGAAATCAATAGATTTATTAATCCCCACGTTGAGAGAAGAAGGCGCAGAGCTTTGGTTTACGTTTAACCCTGGTTCAAGTGCTGACCCTATTAGCCAAGAATTTATAGAGCCATTCAAAACAGAGCTACAGACTCATAGTGAGTATTTTGATGACATGTACACCATCATTAAGATTAATTATTATGACAATCCGTTTTTTCCTAAAAACCTAAACGACCTAAGAATTAAGCATGAAGAAACAAAGCCTGCTGCTGAATATGCTCATATTTGGGAGGGGGAGAATTCCGATAGTGTTGATGGTGCTATCATTAAGGTTGATTGGTTTAACGCCTGCATTGATGCACACAAAATAGAAAGGCTAAAGAAAGTATTTAAGCCTCATGGAGCTATTATTGCTTCACACGATCCATCAGACACTGGAGACGATGCCAAAGGTTTTGCATTAAGGCATGGGTCAATAATCAAGATGGTCAAATCTAAGGACAACGGAGAGATAGACGAAGGGTGTGATTGGGCTACAGGTTTAGCAATACAAAACAATGCTAACTGGTTCATATGGGACGGGGACGGAATGGGCGCAGGGCTTAAGCGCCAAGTATCAACCGCCTTTGCAGCTACAGGCGTTAAGTATCATATGTTCAGGGGTTCGCTATCTGGTATTGGTCAAGACAATGCTAAAAAGGTTTATATGCCTCAGTATGGGGACGATGAGCAGCAGAAGCCTAAGACCTATGCGGAGACATTCAAGAACAACAGAGCGCAATACTACACAGAATTAGCTACTCGATGCTATAACACATATAGGTGTGTTGTTAAGGGTGAATATGTAGACCCTGATGAAATGATTAGCTTTGATTCTGATGGAATTGACAACATATCAGGGTTAAGGTCTGAGATATGTCGCATACCTAAAAAAGACAATCCAAACGGATTAATTCAAATAATGAATAAAAAAGAAATGAAGGCTTTAGATATTGATTCGCCAAATGAGGCGGATAGCGTTATGATGGGGCTATTTAAACCCGTTGTTGAGGTGGTCATGGAACCGCTTAACTATCCAGATATGAGAATTGTATAATGCCAATGAATGAAGAAACGCTTAAAAGCGAATTGGATAAAATGACCCTAGATGCAACGGGTAATAATTCAACCTTTATCAGAGAAAACGAAGATTTATTAGATCGTTATGAGGGCAATCCTTATGGGGATGAGGTCACAGAGCGTTCAAAGGTAATATCTAACGATGTGATGGATGTGGTAGAGGCTGACATGCCATCGTTAGCGAGGATATTCTTAGGCCCAGGCGAGATACTTAAGTTCAAGCCTAATAAAGCATCCAATACTGAAGACGTTGAAGAGGCTGATAGTAAAACAAAATATGTAAACTGGCAGATAAGAGAGCAAGCATGGTCTTTTCCTGTTCTACATGGCTTTCTTAAGAATGCAGAAATACATAAAGCATCTGTAGTTAAGTATTTTATAGATGAGAGAACAGAGGTAGAAGAGCATAAGCAAACAGGTTTAAGTGATGACGAGCTAGCAAAGTTCGAGGAAGACCTGCAAGCAGAGGACGTAAAAAGCATTGAGGTGGTGCGAGAAGAAGAAGGCGATACAGAAGAAAACGCCGTTGTATTTAAAGTTGAGCGCACCACTAAAAACGTGATGATAGCTAATGTTGAGCTTGAAAACTTCCGTATGACAAAGAATGCTACAAGTAAAGAAACGGCTGATATAGTCGGCGATGTATCTTTGATGAAGCGCGGCGATCTTGTCGCTATGGGATTTGGAAAAGATATAGTTAAATCTTTAGTTCTAGCAGGTGATATACAAGAAAATTCACGGTTAAAAGATATTCGAGATGCCGATGAAGGCGGGAAGGACGATAAAGACAAGATAGATTCATGGGCTAGCGAAGAGGTCGAGGTCGAAGACCTGTACCCAGAGATAGACTATGATGGCGATGGAATACCAGAAAGGCGTCATATTATGCGTTCTGGTGACGTTATCTTGATTAATGAGGTATTTAATCACGTTCCCTACGCTGTGATGAGTTCCATTCTTATGCCACATAAGGCAATAGGAAAATCAAGGGCTGAGATAACGTCACCTACAGCTAGAATTAAGACTGCTGTACTTCGCGGAACAATGGATAATATCTATGCTGTAAACAACCCTAGAATGGGCGCGAACAAAAGCATAAACATGGATGATCTATTAGTTATGCGTCCTAATGGCGTGATTAGATCAACTACAGACACGCCAATAGCCAATGACTTATTGCCCGTAACTATTCCTTATGTTGGAGATAAGTCTCTACAGATAATTCAATACTTAGACAATGCCAGAGCGCAGACTACAGGCTCATTGATGGCGTCACAAGGGCTTAACGCTGATGACTTAGGCAAAGAGACAGCCACTAGATTTACAGGCGTTCAGGATGCATCTAAGGGCAAGGTTGAGTTGGTCGCTCGTGTTATGGCTGAGACTGGTTTCAGGCAGCTATTTGAGGGCGTAGCATGGTTAGACTCTAACTTTCAAGACACTGAAACAGAAATTGAGGTATTGGGCGAAGAACTTAAAGTTAATCCTTCTGATTGGAAGTTTAAGCACAGCGTTGTTAGCAAGGTTGGACTAGGTGCTGGGGATGACGAGCAAATATTAGCCACTATGACGGCTATGTGGACTTTGCATCAACAGCTTCAAGCTGTAAATTCTCCAATGACCGATGAAGTAAAGCGGTTCAATATACTCAAAACAATGACGAATGCATCTGGATTGCCAGAGGTAGCAGAGTTCTTTAACGATCCAAATAGACCAGAAGAGTTAGTCACAGCACAGAATGAAATACTCACTAATATAGTTGAGCAATTACAGGCGCAATTACAGCAAATGCAAAACCCACTTGCGGAGGCTGAAACAATAAAACAGCAGGCATTCTTAACTAAAGCGCAATCAGACGCGCAAATACAGGTTGCAAAACTTCAAGAAGATCAGCGTCAATTCAATATTGATACAGCGCAGAAGCAAGATCAGTTCATGAAAGACTTGGCCTTCCAGATAACGGAACTTCAAGAAAAATTTAACACTACTGCGACACCTGTGGGTTAATGATGAGCGAGCAGCACGAACAAGAGAAGCGAGAAGTAGCATTTGCTGCTATGGGTCAGCAAGTAGTTAATAACAAGGCTTATCAAGAGGCTTTGCTTATAGTTAAAACAGATATATTCAATAAGTTTTGCTCATCTAAAGCAGAAGATAAGGAGGAAAGAGACGAGGCTTGGCGCACAATGCAAAATATGAATGCGCTAGAAGACTTCTTAAATACTTTATTAACAACTGGCAAGATGGCTCAGCAAACACTTGATGCAAATAAAGACAAATAGTTGACGCGTCAATAAATTAACGTCAAGTATTTGGCATTTAACTATATATAGGCTAATATACCTATATAACCAATTTTAGGAATAAAGCATGTCTGACAATCCACAAGTGGAACCAGCCAACCAGTTTTATAATGACTTGACCGAAGCGGAGCCTAAAAAGCCAACCGAAGAAGCCGAAGTTACGAAGCAGGAAGATCAAGCGCCTGAACAGGAAGTGGAAAAACTTGATAAACCGGAAGAGACTGAGGAATCAGAAGAATCCGAAGAGTCAGAAAGCAAAGACGAAGAAGAGGAGTCTTTATTCATCGAATTAGATGGAGAAGAGATAGACCTCAATGACGTTAAAAGGTGGCGTGATGGTCACTTGATGCAATCTGATTACACGAAGAAGACAACCGCATTGTCAGATGAGCGTAAAACCTTTGATGCAGAGCGTGAGACTGAACGTGAAAACCTACTCAAAGCGAAATCAGAAGTTTCTGAAATGCGAGACTTGTTAGAAGTTCTTGTTACAGAAGACGAAGAGATTAACTGGGTAGAGCTGAAGGAAGATGATCCCGACAGGTACATTGAACTTAAAGAGTTAGCAGATAAACGCAAAAATGCACTTGAGAAAGTTAAGTTAGAGCGTGATATTCCTGCTGATGATCCAGCACTTATCGTAGAGGAGCAAGCGAAGTTCTTTAGAACTAACCCGCAATGGTTCGATGACGATAACAAGCCAACAGAAGCTTATACAAAGGATATGACTACTTTGAATAGCTACGCGGTTAAAGCCGGATTTACTCAAGAAGAGTTCAGTCAGATTACACGTGAGCATCACATGACAACTATTTTGAAAGCTGCTAAGTATGATGAGCTTCAAGAGAAAGGCCGTGAGATAAGTAAAAAGCGTGAAAAAGTGCCAGTTGTGACAAAGCCTAAAGCAAAACAAGCGACTGATTCAACTCCCATCGCAGACGTATTTTATGGGAAACAGAACAGTTAAATTTTAAGGAAACGTAACGGAGCTAAAACATGGCTACTATCGCAAGTACAGTGCTAACTATGCATGATTGGGCAAAAAGTATTGACCCAGACGGCAAAGTGGCAAAAACGGTTGAATTACTATCTCAATCAAACCGAATCCTCGATGATATGTTATTTAAAGAGGGTAATCTTCCAACAGGTGAGCAGACAAGTATTCGTACTGGCCTTCCCACTGTTTACTACCGCCTGATTAATCAAGGCACACCGAAATCTAAATCAACTAAGGTTCAGGTAACAGAAAACGCTGCAATTTTGTCTGCGCGATCTGAGATTGACAAAGACGAAGCAGAGCTAAATGGTAATGTTAACGCTTACCGCATGAGTGAAGCAGACGCTTTTGTTGAGGCTATGTCTCAAGCACAAGCAGAAACATTGATTTATGGTTCAGCGGCTAATCCAGAAGAATATGTAGGTCTTGCACCTCGCTATAATGACTTGGCAGCAGCTAATGCTCAGAATATTATCAGTGCCGGCGGTTCAGGCTCAGATAATACATCAATCTGGCTAGTTAACTGGGGTGAAAATAAAGTTTTTGGTGTATTCCCCAAGGGCTCAAGTGCTGGTTTAGACCATGAAGACCTTGGTTTAGGTGACGCATTCGATGCAAGCAATAACCGTTTCCGCGCATACATGGACGAATGGAAGTGGAAAAATGGCTTAGTTGTTAAAGATTGGCGCGAAGTTGTGCGAATTCCTAACATTGATGTATCTGATTTGGTTGCTAAGGCGACTACTCAAGCAATCACAGCAGCTACTGCAATAGACAAGCTTATGTCTCGCTCTATTGATCATTTGCCTAATGGCCCAGGTGCTAATGCTAACTTCTATGTGAATAGAACAGTGGCTTCTCATCTTCGCATTATGGCGTTAGATCGTAGCTCAGGCGCTGTTACTATTGAGCCAGCTCTTAATCAGTTTGGCCAAACCATTCAACAAATGATGTTCCTGGGTATTCCCGTGAAACTTGTTGACCGTATCACTAATGCCGAAGCAGTAGTGGCTTAAGGAGAATACTATGTATGTAGATTCACAACTATTACTATCGGACGCGCAGGCTGTTACAGCTACGGCGGTAGGTACAAACGTGATTGATTTGGGCGTTGCTCAGTCAATTGGTAACGGTGAAGCAATGGCGGTTTTATTCGTTGTTGATGTAGCTGCTGATCAGACAACAGGTGATGAGGATTACACATTTGATGTTGAATATTCATCCGTTGCTGCTCAAACATCTGGTTATGTGACTATGGGTCGCCGTATTTATGAGTCTGGAACGCCTGGCGCTCCTGCTCAAGATGCTGATCTATTGGTTGCCGGTTATCGCTTTGCCATCCCTATCCCTCCAACGGGTGCTGGTGATGATGAGCGTTATCTTGGCATACGCTATACGACTGCTGGAACATCTCCAACAATCACAGTTACGGCTTATCTAACTCCTATGAGTGCGATAGACGCTACTGTTGATTATGCTGATGGTTTCACAATCGCTTAATCGGTAATGTTAATAATCTTCCCTCATTTTGGGGGAAGAACTAACGGAGTAAAGCATGAAAGTAAAAGTTAAAAAAGGTCAGAAAGGTTTTATCTATGGTACTTTGCGTAGAGAAGGAACAGAGCTAACGCTTAAGCCTATAAAGCATTCAACAGAAAAAGACGAAAAGGGAAAGGCCGTAGTTATTCCCGCTAAAGATCAATTCAGTGCTGTTTGGATGGAAAAAGTAGACGGACGCAAGAAGACCACAGAACAAGAAGAGCAAGAACCCGAACAAGAAGATTAATTAATAAGGTGGGATAATGTCATTAGCAGATTACACTGGTTTAAAAGCTGAAATTATAGACTGGTCTCACCGTGATGGCTTGGATTTAAAGATTGATACTTTTATTGATCTTGCTGAGTCTGAAATGTTAGCCAATACCGTTGAGCCTCTTCAATTAAGATCAGAGGAGACTTTAACGGCTTTTGCTACTAACACATCTGATAGGTTTGTAGCGTTGCCTACAGGCTATCAATCAGCTCGTAAGCTACGAATACAGATAGTTAACGGCGAATCTTATGAGTTAAGATATAGAACACCGAGTCAATTGAATATCTTAAGTGATGTTGGGTTGCCACAGTTCTTTACTATCACCGACCAGATAGAATTTGATAGAGTTTCAGATCAAGTTTATGCAGGTGAGATCCAGTATTATAAAGACTTTACAGTATTATCATCTTCAAATACTACAAACGATGTACTGACAAACTTCCCTACTATTTACCTGTTTGGCGCCATGTGGGCGCTAAAAAAGCATACAGAGCAGCCGCAATCAGCAGCGACTTACTATCAAGATTTCATAAATGCAATACGCGGGGCTAACAACAAAGATAAGTTGGGGCGTTATGGCCCAGCGCCGGTTATGCGAATAGAAGGCTCTACACCATAATGGCCGAGTCTCAATTCCAGACCGTTCCAGTTAACATAACGGGCCCGTCATATTTAGACAGATCAAGACCTTTGTCATCTCAGGAAACCCGTGGTTTTTACCACGAAGTTTTAGAGTCTGGAAAAGACAAGTATGTGATTAAGTCATTCCCTGGTCAGAAAAACTTAGGTAGCGTAACAGCTGGAATTGATCGCGGAATGCACCAAATGATAGAGGTCGGATATAGAGTCGTTGGTGAGACATTATATGAGTTCTTGTCAGATGGAACTCATATAGATAGAGGCACAATTGTTGGGTATGAGCGCTGCATTTTTGCAGATGATGGCGTCAATATGTACATTGTCACTCATAAAAAAGTATATCAATATAGTAATTCAACAAATCTAATCACTGTGGTTACAGATTCTAGTATTGTTGGAGCTTTGTCTGTTGATTTTATTAACAATCAATTTGCTTATACTTTTTCTAATCTTACTGTTTTTAGTGATGTTGGTAATGGCGCTTCCGCATCAAGTCTTAATGCAGTAAATGCAGAGAGTAGCCCAGATGAACTAGTAAGAGATTATGTTTTTGACCAGATTTTATATAGATTTGGAGATAGAACGTGTGAGAACTGGTATAACTCTGGGGTTGGTACGCCGCCATTCAGTAGAATAGAGGGGCAAATAATAAATATAGGGTTATCCGCTAAGTGGTCTGTTAATAACTCGAAAGAGTTTATTTATTGGTTGGGCTCTGACTTGCAGGTTTACAGAGCTAGAGGCGGACAAGAGCAAGCAATAAGCACGGCGGCAATAGCTGGGGCAATACAGAGCTATTCTTTTACAAGTGATGCTTTTGGCGAAATATGTACGATTGATAATAAAAGTATTTATATATTGACATTTCCAACCGCTAATAAGACCTGGTGTTTAATTGAAGAGCTTGGATTAAATGGCTGGTTTGAGTTATCAGAGGGCCTCACTAGCGGAAGATATAATGCCGGATCAGTGCTTAATATATATGGAAAGGTAATTATCGGCGATAGATCCAATGGAAATCTTAATGCGCTGGATTTTGATACATATAATCAGGCTGGTGAGGTTTGGCGCAGAAGAAGAGTGATCGGCACTGTAAACGGTGATTTCTTAGGCCAAAAAGGACAACGGGTTCAGATGAGCCGTATGGAATTCATTATTGAGACAGGAACAGGGTTAGTTTCTGGGCAAGGTGATGATCCTATGATTATGATAGAAGCCTCATACGATGGCGGGAGGTCATGGGATGAGGGAACATGGATGAG